AAAAATGTATGAAAAACAAATGGAACTATTTAACGAGGGTGGTTTAAAAGATGAGGGTGGTTCTGTAGACCCTGTATCTGGTAATGATGTACCTGTTGGCTCTACTAAAAAAGAAGTACGTGACGATATACCTGCCATGTTAAGTGAAGGTGAGTTTGTTTTTCCTGCTGACGTAACACGTTTTATTGGTTTAGAAAAACTAATGCAACAACGACAAGACGCTAAGATGGGTTTAAAAACAATGGAAGCTATGGGTCAAATGGGCAATAGTGAAGAAGCTACCATGCCTGACGATATGCCATTTGGACCTGCTGATCTTGTTATACTAGGTAGACCAGAAGAAGATGAACCAAAAGAAATGTACGGTGGTGGTATGGTATATGCTAATCAAGGTACATTTGCTACAGGTATAGGTGGCTATCAACCATCTGTATTTCAAGGTCAACCACAGACTAATGCTCCTTATGTACCACCAAGTTCTGTAGCACCGCCAATCCCTGCACCCTCACCTGCAGGTGGATACATGCCTAAGTTTATGGAGGCATTTGACGATGGTAGCCTTGCACCAAAAACTACAACAAGCACTACAGGTACAACAGGAACAACTGGAACTACAACTACAAGTAACACAGGTACAACAGGAACTACAAATGATTTTGTACCCACAGTAGATGATGTATATACACAAAAAGAATATTTTAATCCTGAAACTGGCGAAACAAGAATGATTAATTTTTATAATGATGTTGCTGTAAATGAGATACCCGAAGGATTTGTACTAAAAGAAACTTATACAGAAGATGAAACAACCACAACTGATTTAGAAAGCACCTCTGTAGAAAGCACACAAGTTCGTGATGATAATAGTCAAGATAAAGCACGTTTAGAAAGAATGGTAAGAGATCAGGGTGGTCAAACACAGTTAAATAAATTAAAAGATATGTTAAGTGATAATAAAGAAGGCGGTGAACAAGCTGTTAAGGATGCATATATAGCAAATGAAAAATTTAAATCTTTATTAACTTTAGGGTCGGGTTTTATTCCTGCATTAGGAATTGGAAGATTAGGTGCAGGTTATCAAGGAAAACAATTAGAAAAGTTAATGAAAGAAAATGGTATTACTAAACCAGAGATAGAAGAAGGATTTTTTCAAAGAGTAAAGGGTGCATTTTCAGATATATTTAAAGGTGAAGGTGAAAAGTCTGATAAATATGAAGGTACGTTTAGTCCTTCTTCTAATCCACTTACTAGGTTTACCGATCAAGATACTAATTTTTTAACTGAGCAAGATAGAAGATTATATGATGCTGCAGTAAGGCGAGGTGATCCAAATGTTGCTGCGGCTTTTGAAGGTAAAAATCGTAGACTTAATAAAATGGCATCTTTTATGAAAGATGGTATGTCTGATGCAGAAGGTAGAGCATTAGGTTTATCTGTATATGATATAGCTCAAGCAAAAGAACAGTTTGAAAAAGGCACTGGAACTATACTTGGTGACAGTGTAAATGAAGCTAAAGCAAATAAAGAAGCAGCAGCAAAAGCAGCAAGAGAACGTAGAAAGAAAAAAGAACGTAACGAAAAAATTAAAAAAGCATTTAAAAAACGTGATCAAAAAACTACTACAGATTCCGCAGGAAATGTGCGGAATATTGGTGGAAGATAATATGTAAGGTGTAGTGGGTTAACCTACATATAATAATATAATCCACATTAGACTAGCTACCCATCCCCCATCCAACATGGCTACGGTGGCCCTAGAAAGAAAGAAGTATAATGAATACTACCGCTATGGCAGGAGAAGTAACCTCTCCCAAAAAGGTTGCATTTGTAGATAGAAAAAGTGCTAACTCAAATCGTATAGAACAAGATGAGAAAGAACTAAAAGAACTACTTGAAAACAAAGAAGAAGCACCAGAGGTAGAGGCACAAGAGGCTGAACCTGCTAATGCAGAAGAAAAAAGTTTTAAAAAACGTTACGGTGATCTACGTAGACATCAACAAAACAAAGATAAAGATTATGAAGAGCGTATCAAGGTATTAGAAGAACAGCTAACTGAGTCTACTAAAAGTGAAATCAAGTTACCTAAGTCTGATGAAGACATTGATGCATGGGCAAAAGAATATCCTGATGTAGCAGCTATCGTAGAAACTATTGCAATTAAAAAAGCACGAGAGCAATCACAGGGATTAGAAGATACTAAAAAAGAAATAGATGAGATGAAAGCTACAGCATCTCGTGAAAGAGCAGAAGTAGAACTTTTAAAGATTCATCCTGACTTTAGTACTATACGAGACAGTGATGACTTTCATAACTGGGCAGAGGAACAGCCTAGTTGGGTTCAAAATGCTTTATATGAAAATGACACCGATGCTCGTTCTGCAAGTCGTGCAATTGATTTGTACAAAGCAGATATGAACATTACAACAAAAAAACCTGCAGACAATAAAGATGCTGCACGTTCAGTAAACAGCCGCACTAGTCGTAGTGAACCTAATACGGATAACAACGATGGTGCATTTAAAGAATCGCAAGTTGCGAAAATGACACCGCAACAATACGAAAGAGCTTCCGATGCGATTATGGAAGCAATAAGAACTGGCAAGTTTATCTATGACATGTCTGGTTCTGCACGATAAAATACCATTGACAAATAAAATTTATATGGTATAACTATATGTATAATCATTATTAGCCGCATCTAAGCCTACCTAATAATGTAATACAATATTTAATAGACTAAACAATACGTAAGACTTACCTGTCCAAGTATAGGCCCATAAAATTATCGGTAGGCCAACTGATAGTAATATGCACCCTAGAAAATGTACAGCCTCTATGTGATAATGTTTAGCTTATAATTAAGCCTAAACTTTATAGGAGGAACTATTATGGCTTTTAAAACCGCAACAGGTTACGGCAATTTACCTAATGGTAATTTTAGTCCAGTAATCTACTCCAAACAGGTACAGCTTGCTTTCCGCAAGTCTACCGTAGTAGGAGATGTAACTAACTCTGATTATTTTGGGGAGATTTCTGCCCAAGGTGATACAGTGAAAATTATCAAAGAACCTGAAATTTCTGTCTCGGAATATGCGAGGGGTACACAGGTTACAGCACAAGATCTTGAGGATGAAGATTTTTCACTCGTTATTGACAAAAGCAACTACTATGCTTTTAAGATGGACGATATTGAGGAAGCGCACTCACATGTCAACTTCATGGATTTAGCAAGCAATCGTGCTGCATATCGTTTGGCTGATCAGTATGACCAAGAAGTTCTTGGATACATGTCTGGTTACGCACAAAGTTCTTTGCATAGCAAAGCCAGTACTCTTAACACAACTGTTAATGGTACTAAAGCTGTGTCTACTGCAGGTTCAAATGAACTGCTTTCTTCAATGCAGCTTCATAAAGGTGACTTCGGTAACATTACGACAACATCTGCAGGTACTCATTCTATTCCTGTAACTGCTCGTATGCCTGGAGCTACATCACTACCAACAGCAACTGTTTCACCTGCAATGATTATATCACGCATGAAACGTTTGCTAGACCAACAACAAGTTGACTCACAAGGTCGATGGCTTGTAGTTGATCCAGTGTTTATGGAAATCCTAGCTGATGAAGATTCACGTTTTATGAACGCTGACTTCGGTGAATCAGGTGGACTACGTAACGGTCTTACTATCAATAACTTTCACGGCTTTCGTGTATACTCCTCTTCCAATCTCCCATCATTGGGTACTGGTCCAGGTACTGCAGGTACAGCTAACCAACTTACTAATTGTGGTGTTATTGTTGCAGGACATGATTCTGCTGTTGCAACTGCAGAGCAGATCAATAAGACAGAAACATATCGTGACCAAGACAGCTTTGCTGATATTGTCCGTGGTATGCATTTATACGGCAGAAAGATTCTTCGTCCTGAAGCAATCGTAACTGCTCGTTATAACGCAGCGTAAGGGAGGATATAACTTATGGCTACTTTTGATATGACTCTCGCTTCTACTGCAGGTGTTGGTGCAGACGTTCTTGCTGTTCCCACTGTAATAGGAAATACAGTACGCACTATGGAGGCAATCTTAGACATTGATGCTATGATTACTGCAGGTGCTACTATTGCTAACGGTGACATCTTTCAACTACTAGAAGTTCCTGCTGAATCAATTGTGATTGCTGCAGGTGCTGAAATTATGAAGTCTTTTACTGCAAGTTGTACTTGTAACATTGACTTTGGTGGTGGAGATGATATCATTGATGGTGCAGCACTAGATGATGCTGCAGGTACATACCTTGTAAAAGGTTCTAACGGTGAAGCTAACATCGTTAACACAGGTGCAGCATCTACATATGCTGCTGAGTCTTTGGCTCTTGTGGGTACTGCTGATACCATTGATGTTACAATCGCAGGTGCTGCTGCTGCAACTGGACGCTTACGTGTCTACGCAGTGGTTGTAGATGTTTCTGCCGCAATGACAGAAGCTGCAGTCGCACAACGTGACTTACTGTAAAATAACTTTGGGGGCTGACTTAGGTTGGCCCTCTTAGCTTATCTAAAGGAAACAATATGGCTTTGACATTTCTTTCATTAACTAACGATGTTATTACACGCATGAATGAAGTAGTGCTTACATCTACTACATTTGCCAACGCTAGAGGGGTGCAGGTACAATGTCAAAATGCAGTTAATGAATCAATAAGATATATTAATCAAAGAGAGTTTGGTTATTCTTTTAATCATGCCTCTAATAGTTCTACATTAACTCCAGGTGTAGTAAGGTATAGTTTACCTACAAGCACTAAGTCAGTAGATTATAATACCGCAAGAATTAAAAAAGATGATGACATTGGTAACTCAGGGAATAATTTAACCGCACTTAATTATAATGAGTATATCCAAAAAGAATATGCTAATCAAGAAGACGAGATTGAATCAACAACTTTAAATGGATCGCACTCAAGTTCTGTAACAACTCTTACTTTAACATCTAGTACAGGTTTTGCTACATCAGGTAAAGTATACATTGGTGGAGAGCAAGTAACTTACACAGGTGTTTCAGGTAATGATCTTACAGGTTGCACTAGAGGTGCTAACAGTACAACTGCTGCTTTACATGCAGATGGTACGACAGTAACACAGTTTGACAATGGTGGTGTACCTAGAAACATAGTACGTACTCCTGATAATAATTATTTACTTTATCCTTTTCCAGATAAACAATATACACTTGCGTTTGATTACTTTACATTTCCATCTGATCTATCTGCACATGGAGATACAACAAGTATACCAGATAGGTTTGGTCCTGTAATTGTAGATGGTGCTACAGCATTTGTATATCAGTATCGTGGTGAGATGCAACAGTATCAGTTAAACTTTGGTAGGTTTGAGCAAGGCATTAAGAATATGCAGAGCTTGCTAATCAACAAGTATGAGTATATAAGATCAACAGTTCTTATAACTCCTAGAGGTTCTGCTAACTTTATGTCAGGAGTTATTTCATAATGCCAGATTATTCTCAGGCTCAACCTGCAGCATTTAACTGTGAGGGCGGTTTAGTTTTAAACCGTTCTACTTTCTTAATGCAACCAGGAGAAGCATTAGAGTTAGAAAACTTTGAGCCTGACATTGAGGGTGGCTACAGAAGAATAAATGGTTTCCGTAAATTTGTTAATCATATAGTTCCCCAAACATCTGACTCTAGTGAAAACGTACTTATGGTTGCAAGTTTTGCTAATAAAGTTGTAGCAGCTAGAGGTGAAAAGATTTTTAGTTGTGGCTCTACTGAGCTTTCTTCAAAGATACTTTCTACAACTGCTATGACTGGATCGGGAACTATTAATGTAGATTCTACTACAGGGTTTTCCTCTAGTGGTACACTACAAATTAACAGTGAAATATTTACTTATACAGGAATTACATCTACTACCTTTACAGGAGTAACTCGTGCTACTTCAAGCACTACTGCAGCAGCCCATGCTATTAACGATGTAGCATCTGAGTCTTGGACTGAAAGAGATTCTGGTAGAACTAGTGCAACTAAGTATGACTTTGAACGATACAACTTTGATGGTAATGAAAAGATTATTGTTGTAGATGGTGCAAATGCTCCTACTATATTTAACTCTTCTATGACTGCAACAGATGTTAGTGAAAGTTCTGTATCAGGTTCTACAATAGTTACTGTGTTTAAAGCACATATGTTTTATGCAGGTAAGTCTACTACACCTCAGACCTTAGTGTTTAGTGAACCTTTTGATGAGGACGGTTTTACTGCAAACGATGGTGCAGGTACTATTAAAGTAGATGACAATATTGTCGGATTAAAAGTATTTAGAGATGCGTTGTTTATATTTTGTGAAAATAGAATATTTAAACTAACAGGTTCTACTCTTAGTGACTTTGCCATACAACCTGTTACTAGAGATATTGGTTGTGTAAACAGAGATACTATACAGGAATTTGCAGGTGATTTATTATTCCTTGGTCCTGATGGACTTAGGACTGTTGCTGCTACTGCAAGAATTGGTGATACGGCTCTTGGTGCTATTACACAAAACGTACAGTCTATTTTTGATAAAAACATTAAAGATTCTAGTGTATTTGATAGTGTTGTTATACCAGACAAAACACAGTATAGAATATTCTTTTCTAAAGCAGGACAGGGTGATAATTTAAGTAGGGGTATTGTTTGCGTTAGAAGAGCAGACAAATTTGAGTTCTCTGAGATACGTGGAATAAAACCATCAGCTACTGACACCCTAGTTGTAGATGGTGATGTTTTAGTATTACATGGAGATTTCTCAGGGTTTATACATAGGCAAGAAGAGGGTAATACCTTTGACGGTACAGCAATACTTGCTAGATATAGAAGCCCTGATTTAAGTTTTGGTGACACTGGTGTTAGAAAACACATGCAGAGAGTTATTCTTAACTATAAACCTGAGTCAGCTATTGATGCAGACTTAATAGTTCGTTACGACAATGAAGCCTCAGACTCAGCTAGACCTGCACCATATGCTTTAGACAGTTCTCAAATTGCCGCACAGTTTGGTAATGCTGTTTTTAGTACCTCTAGTAGTGCAGCACAGTTTGTATTTGGTGGTCCTTCACAGCCACTAGTTAGACAATCAGTTGAGGGTTCAGGTTTTACTGTGGCATTAAGAATACATGATGGTGGAGAAACTGCACCATATTCCCTTAAAGGATTTCAATTAGAGTATCAAGTAGGAGCAAGGCGTTAGATGGGTAATACATACACAAGACAATCTACTTTTACAGACGGTGATGTAATTACTGCTGATCTGTTTAATAATGAATATGATCAACTTTTAGCTGCCTTTGCAGCAAGCACAGGACACACTCACGATGGTACTGCTGCTGAAGGTGGTCCTATTACTAAACTGCTAGGAACTAACATTACTATCGGTGATGCTACAACAGGTACTGATATTACAGTTACCTTTGATGGTGAGAGTAACGATGGTGTATTTAAGTGGATGGAAGATGAAGACTACTTTGAGTACTCTGATGACATTCTTATTGCCTCTACAGAAAAACTACAGTTTCGTGATACCGCTATTTACATTAACTCTAGTGCAGATGGTCAGCTTGATCTTGTTGCGGATACAGAAATACAGATTGCTGCTACAACAATAGACATTAATGGTCTTGTTGATATATCAGGTAATCTTTCTGTAGGTGGTAACTTAGATGTAACAGGTACGTTTGATCTTAGTGATGCTAACTTTACCAACGCAGGTGACATATCCCTAGACAGTATCTCAGGTGATGCTGACTCTAATACAAGCATAGCATTTAGTGGCTCTGACGTAATTACAATTACTACTGGTGGTGAGACACAAGTTACATTTAACAACGGTTCTATACTACCTACAACAGATGATGATGTAGACTTAGGTTCTAGTGCATTACAGTTTAAAGATCTGTACATAGATGGTACAGCTAACATTGATACAGCTAGTATTGATGCTTTAACTGTATCTGGTTCTACTACATTAGGAGCTACTTCTTTTGGTGATGCTGACATTACAAACGTTGGTAGCATTGCCCTTGACACAATTACTAACGATGGAACAGACATTACACTAGATTCAGGTGGTGATATTATACTTGATGCTGCAGGAAATGAAGTGTTTTTTAAAGCCTCTGGTACATCTATCCTCACTCTTAAAAACGATTCTAGTGATGCAGTACTTACTGTAGAAACAGCAGATAAAAACTTTACTATTAAAGGTACAGATAGTTCTAGTGCTATTACTGCTCTTGACATTGATATGGCTCTTGCAGGTAAAGCTACGTTTAACGGTGATGTAGTTGTAGGTGGTGATCTTACTATTAGTGGTGATGATCTTACAATGGCTACTAACACTGCAGGTGCTTTACTTATTGCAGACGGTACAAACTTTAATCCTACCGTAGTAACTTCTTTGTCAGAAATCTCTACAGTAGCAGATGATGACGTATTTTTAGCTGTAGATACTTCAGGTGGTGGTCTTAAAAAAATTACTAGGTCTACTGTTATTGCAGGTACAGGTGTAGCAGGTAACATATCTAATATTGTAGAAGATACTTCACCACAGTTAGGTGGTAACTTAGACCTTAACGGAAGTGATATTGTTACTACCTCTAACGCTACTCTTGACTTAGCTCCTAACGGAACAGGTACAGTTGTTGTAAGAGGTAACACTAACTCAGGTGCAATAGTTTTTAACTGTGAAAGCAACAGTCATGGGCAAACAGTTCAAGCTCAACCTCATTCTGCAGGTGTTACAAATACTATGTTATTACCTGCAGGTTCTAGTTCAACACTAGTATCTCTTGTATCAACAGACACACTTACTAATAAAACTTTAACCTCTCCTAAGATTAACGAGGATGTAGCAGTCACAGCTACAGCCACAGAGATAAATGTATTAGATGGTATCACTGCAGTAGTAGGAGAACTTAACGCTCTTGACATTGGTTCAACAGCGGTGGGTACAGCCGTAGCATCTAAAGCAGTTATACTTGATTCTAATAAAGACTTCACAGGCATACGTAACTTTACTATATCAGGTAATCTATCTGTAGCAGGAACAACCACCACAGTTGATACTGTTACTATGGAAGCAGCTAACGCTATTGTGTTTGAGGGTGCTACAGCAGATGCACACGAAACTACACTTACTATTGTTGATCCTACAGCAGATCGTACTATTAACTTACCTAACCAAAGTGGTACTATACCTGTACTAGCTGCAGCAAGTAACACTGCAGTTACCTCTACACCAGAAGAGTTAAACATACTTGACGGTGCTACAGTAGTTGTAGGTGAGATAAATGCACTAGACTTGGGAAGCACTGCAGTAGGTAATGCTATTGCCTCTAAAGCAGTTGTCTTGGACTCAAACAAAGACTTCACAGGATTACGTAATGTTACTGCTACTGGTGCAGTTACAGGTGGGTCAGCAGTCTTTGATGGTGGTGTTGCAATAGATAACATTACTATTGATGGAACAGAGATAGATTTATCATCTGGAGACTTGACAGTTGACGTTGCAGGTGATATAATCCTAGACGCAGGTGGTGGTGATTTAAAGTTTGCTGTTGCAGGTACAGAGATACTCAGTGTCACTAACTCATCTAGTGATGTAATTATTAAACCTATCGTAGATGCTAAAGATCTTATCTTTCAACAAAGAGATGGTACAGAGGTAGCTAGGATAGAAGACAATGGTACGTTTAACGTTGTCACAGATAAACTAGCAATAAACGGAACTGCTGTTACTTCTACTGCTGCAGAGTTAAATATACTTGACGGTGTTACAGCAACAGCATCAGAACTAAACTTATTAGATGGTGGTACTTCTGTTGGTAGTTCAATAACAGTAGCAGATGCTGATGGTTTTGTAGTTAATGATGGTGGGACAATGAAAACTATTCCTGCAACAGATGTAAAAACTTACGCTGCAGGTAGTGCCGCTACTAAAGGATTTGCTATCGCTATGGCAATAGTATTCGGGTAAAAAAGGAAAAGGTAAATGACGTAATAAATCTAATTAATGTAACAAGTATTACACCTTCGACAGTGGCAGGTGCAGTAACAACAAGTAGGGCATCTATTATTGATGTTGCCTCAGATAAAGTTGCTAAAGTAAACACACTTATGATATCAAACATTGATGGTACTAATGCTGCTGATGTTACAGTAGAAGTAAGTGTAGACAATGGATCAAACTATGTTGCCATTGCTAAGACTGTATCTGTACCTGCTGATGCTACGTTAGTTGTTGTAGGTAAAGACAATGGGTTTTACTTAGATGAAACAGACATACTTGCAGTTACAGCTTCTGCAAATAGTGACTTAACATATTTGTGTAGTTTTGAACTGATGGATGATGCATAATAATGGCTAATAGAAACGGTGGCTTTATTGGTACTGATGGATTAGATGCTCCTGATCCACCTACAGATGTTACACCTACAGGTGGTAATGCTTCAGTCAGTGTAGCATTTACTGCACCTACTGATACAGGTACGTCTGCTATCACAGGGTTTGTTGCACAGGTTAGTACAGATGGCACTGACTATAGTGGGGGTTCTGGTACAGGTACATCGTCACCTATAACTGTTAGCAGTTTAACTAATGGTACAGCTTACACAGCTAAAGTGTGGGCTATTAATGCTTACGGTACATCTGCCCCTAGTGATGCCAGTGACAGTTTTAGTCCTGTTTTACCAAGAGGTTTAATTTTTGGTGGTAGAACAAGCACTACATCTCTTAATAATGTAGATGCAATCACTATAGGTACATCAGGTAACGCCACAGACTTTGGGGATTTACAAACAGCATCTGCAGCTTGCAGTTCAGCAGCATCTGGTACAAGAGGTATAAAGTTTGGAGGTAGGCACACATCAGGTGGTGGATCAGGTAAGTCAACTAATGAAATAGATTATTTTACAATATCAAGCACAGGTAATGCTACTGACTTTGGAGATTTACCAGAAAATATGAATCAAGCCATGGGCCTAAGTAACGATGTAAGAGGTGTTAATATGGGAGGTAGTGGAGAGACAACAAATGGAGGTAGAGATGAGTATGAATACATAACCATAGCCTCTACAGGAAACACTACTGACTTTGGTGATTCAACATCATCTTATTTAAATCAAGGTGGTGCCACTGCTTCTACAACAAGAGGTGTTGTCTGGACAGGTGAATCTGATGATGAAAAAACAATTGAGTATATAACAATAGCTTCCACAGGTAATGCTACTGATTTCGGAGACGCTACACAAGATAGACCACATACTTGTTGCTCTGCCTCAAATACTAGAGCTTTAGCTTTTGCAGGTCAAGGAGGCTCTACTAATAACTCAATAGAATACATTACAATAGCAAGTACAGGTAATGCCTCTGACTTTGGAGATCCAGATACAAATAGAGACTTTGGTGGTTCTTTTTCTAGCAAAGATAACTATGCTTATCTTTGTGGAGGAAACAATCCTTCTAGTGGAGCAAATCTTAACGAAATAGAGTACGTAACAATAGCTTCTACAGGTAACGGAACAGACTTTGGCAATCTTACTGCTGCTAAAGACCAAACTGCAGGTTGTTCCAATGTGCATGGAGGACTTTAACTATGCCTAACTTTAATGGCGTGTGGTCACTCACAACACAGTTGCAGTATGCTAGTGCTTGGCCTAGTGCACCTACATTTGGTTTATTTTCAGGAGGTAATAATGCTTCTGGAAAAACAAATGTAATAGAAAAAATTATTTTTGAAACTGCAGGTAATGCTGTAGATCATGCTGATTTAAGTGTTGCAAAAGAACAAGGTGCAACATTTGCAAGCACTACTAGTTTTTTTGATGCAGGTGGAGATAGTGGAAGTAAAGTACAACAAATAGATACAATTGCAGTTTCCTCAACAGGAACAGCTAGTGACTTTGGAGATTTAATTGCGGCTCTTAACGAATCACATGGTGGTTTTTCTAGCCCCACTAGAGGTTTTATTCATGGGGGGCAAACAGATTAATTAATGGCATACGTAGATACAATACAGTTTATAACTATGGCTAGTGCAGGTAACGCTACAGACTTTGGAAACTTATCTGCAGGGAGACTAAGAACAGCAGGTTTTTCTAGTACTACTAGAGGGATAATATCTGGGGGTATGAACTCAGATGCCGACAATCAAAATATATTAGAATATGTAACTATGTCAAGTGCAGGTAATGCTACTGATTTTGGAGATTTAACAGTTGCAAGACGTAGCATGGCAGGACTTTCTTCTGCTACTAGAGGAATAACTGCAGGTGGTCAAATACCAGGCGGTAGGTCAAATGTAATTGATTATGTAACTATAGCTTCCACAGGTAATGCTAGTGACTTTGGTAATTTAACAGCAGATGCAGCAAATGTAGCAGCTTGTGCAAATACTATTACAGGATTAATTTCAGGTGGTAATTTTGATGGTAATCCTTCTAGAGCAGATGTAATACAATCTATTACTATAGCAAGCACTGGTAATACTACTGACTTTGGAGACTTAACTGTTGCTAAAAGACATCATGGTGGTGCATCTCCTGCAGCAGCGTCAGTGCAAGGGTAATTTAATAATGACAACTAAACATTTCACAGCTAACGTTATATCTGCTACTAAAGTAGTACCTGCTGGTAAATTTGAAAACAGCAAAGCGTCAGGTGTGTGGGATCTCAGTGAGCAGTTTGATCTTGTTAAAGGTGGTAACTGGCCTAATATAGGTAATCCTGCTACAAGAGCTTTATTTGCAGGAGGATATGGTGGCGGTGCAACAGATACTGTTGACACTCTATTGTTAGCTTCTGCAGGTAATGCTACAGACTTTGGTAATTTAACATCAGGTAGATATTATTTAAGTAGCGGAGGTGCAGCTAGTTCTACGAGAGCAGTTTATGCAGGGGGTGCTAATAATGATGGAGACAGACAAAATATTATAGAGTATTTTACATTTGCATCTACAGGTAACGGTACAGACTTTGGTGATATAGCATCTACAGCACAATCAATGGCAGGATGCTCTAGCTCTACAAGAGGCATTTTTGCAGGAGGAGAAACTTAAATGTCTGACGTAATACAATATATTACTATAGCTAATACAGGTAACTCTACAGACTTTGGTGATTTACTTT